TGATACTCATAATAAAGCTTATTTATTAGGATTTTTATATGCAGATGGTTATATCACAATAGAGCCTAATAATTATGTGTTATTTCATTTTTTATATAGTAATTCAAAAAATCATTTGATTAGAAAGTATAATAATTATCTAACAATATGCCAGTATTTAAATTTGCCCTCCAACTAAGAAATTATTTGGTAATAAAGATGGTGAACTTACAAGTGTAAGGTGTAGAGAAATCTGCTAACGGTAAACGTCTGAAATGATAATACCGTGCCAAGTCTCTTATGAGAAAGGTGTAACGACTATCCCAAAAGGGAGTAGGATTAAAGCAAGGTGAAAGTCCAAATCCGAAGTGCCATCCACCCCAATGGGTGAAGAGATAGTCTATTCCTTTATTAATAGTAAGTAAAGGTAGGAAAGAAAGGTTTCGCCATGTGTACAAAGGAATTTGAAGAATCTATGCGTGAAATTACTCTTCTTGGATATGGTTTAATTTTCATTAGTCACTCTGAGGAAAAGCCAATTAAGGTCGGTTCCGAAGAAACTATTGTTAGACCCTCTATTCCAAGGAGGGCTTATGAGGTTGTTAATAGAATTGTGGACATCATTGGTTACATCAATGTAAGTTATGATGAAGAAAACAATGCTACTAGAACACTTTACACCCGTTCAACTCCCGGCGTAGTTGCTGGAAGTAGATTCAAATATATGGCAAATAGAATTCCTTTCGGATACGATGAACTTGTTCAAGCATTAACCGATGCGATTGAAGAAGAGGGTAAACATGGAGCAGTGCTTTCCGAAGCAAAACATACAAATTATGTTGATACTGCCACTATGGATTCTTCTTTTGATGATGTAATGGAAGAAGCCAGAGCGTTGTGGTTTGCCGCAGCCGATAGAGAATTAGTTGATGAGGCCCATGCAATTATTGAAAAGCACTTCCGTAAGAGAATGAAGTTGTCTGAAGCAACTGAACAACAGAAGGATATTGTTGAGTTAGTGGTTGCAGACCTTAAGGACTTGCTTAATAAATAAATAAATAGAATGGGGAGATATACAACTGTCTCCCCATTTTTATTAAGGAGAGATGTTAATTGGTAGATAAACGTAATTTAATTGACACGAATGTTATTATTCATTTCCCATCAGTGTTTCAAAACTTAAAAAACATTCATGTTCATTTAAAAACTGTTGAAGAACTAGATAGATTGAAAGAAAGCGAGAATGCAGAACTTTCCTATCGGGCTAGAAAAGGAGCCAAGTTAATCGCAGCGAACTTGAACAACATCATAATAGAAAGAGGCGACTTTAGACAAAAAACGGTCGATGACATTCTCCTAAAATGCGCTCAAAAAAACGATTTCACTTTAATTACTAATGATTTAACTTTACAATTGAAATGCAAATTTAATAAGGTTGAATCAATTGCGTATACAAATGGTGATAAAACACAATATACAGGAATTGAAATAGTTGAAGTCAACAATGCCGATGAGGTTCTTTGTTATTCAACCATGAAACATTTGATTACTGATGTTTGTGAAAATCAATATGTTGTATTTAAAAATGTCAATAAACCTATTGTTCATCCAGATGAAACAATTGATTATGAATCAGTTGGACAATTTATTAAAAAGGGAGAGAAGTTAAATCCCATAAAGGATTACTACATCACTAACGCTTTTAATAAAAAGATTACATCTAGAAATGTTGAACAAAGATGCTTAATCAACTCCCTTTTCGATAAAGAGATAAGTATTCTCTGTGTCACTGGTGGATATGGAACGGGTAAACTTTAATGCTCCCTTGTAGTGTGAACTACATTGAATAATGGGGTTAATTGCTGGAAACTCCCTATGGGACAATCAGCAGCCAAGCTCTACAATAGTAGAGAAGGTTCAACGACTAGTCAAATGACGTAGCGCAAGCGAAACACCCCACACCACAAAACTAATTTGCCAAATTAGGAGAAAAATGAAACAATTCAATGAGACAGAGCAAAAAGAAATTATTGCTCTTTATCAAAATGATAAAATGACAATTAATTTTATTAGCCAAAAATTTCATTGTGGGGATGAGGCTATTAAAAATGTGTTAAATTGCAATGGCGTTCCTCAAATAAGAAGAAGAGTAGTGAATAAATTTTTAAACGAGGACTATTTCTCTTTAATAGACACAGAAGAGAAAGCTTATATTCTTGGATTAATATTTACTGATGGCAGTGTTTCTTTGGACAAGAAAAGAAGTCCAAATATACGAATTCAATTAAAATTAAGTGATGTAGATATTTTATTAAAAATTAAAAAAGAATTAAATTTAAATTGTTCTTTAATTTATGATAAAAGAGAAAATAAAGAGGGAGCCATTCTTTCTTTTAGAAGCCAAAAAATTGCTTCTGATTTAGGAAAATATGGGATTATTCCTAATAAAACTTATTTTACCTCTAGTCTTCCTGCCATTAATAGCAATTTACTACCTCACTTTGTTCGTGGGTTAATAGATGGAGATGGTTCAATATTTTGGAGCAATAAGTGGATTATTGATTTTTCTAGCTATCATCAATCAATTTGCAATCAACTTCAAAGAATAATCAATGATTGGATTGGAAAAAGTAATTCAACAAAAATTGCTAATTATGGAACAGCATTTCATGTTAGATGGCAATCTACATCAGAAAGTAAGAAAATTGTAGAAATATTATATAAAAATAATAATATTTCAATAGCTCGTAAGAATCGTTTGGCAAATGCGATTCTAGAGGGTAAAAGTGGTGAAGATATAGTCTAGTCCCTATAGTAATATAGGGTATATACGAAAAGTTTCTTAACTATTAATTACGCTTTCCAACAATTGGAAAAGGGTGCAATAGATAAGGTTGTTTATGTCCCTAATAATTCTGCAACTGCTAATACTAGAGAGGTTGCCGCCGTTCCAGGTGGACTATTGGAGAAAGAAATTCTCTACATGGGTTCTTTAGTAGATATTGTAGGTTATGACGAGATAGAGAGAAGAATATTGGATGGAACAATTGAGTTAATGCCAATTTCTCTCGCTCGCGGGCGCAATATTGAAAATGCAATCATACTTGTCAATGAAGCTCAGAACTTAACAGAAGAACATATTAAACTACTTATTGGTAGAGTAGGAGAAGGAACTAAGATAATTTTTGATGGTGATAGTCACCAAGCTGATAAAGCAGTATTTAAAAATAGTAATGGTTTAAAGTTACTATACAAAATTAGAAATAGCAAATTCGCAAACTTATTCTCTGCCGTAAGATTAGTAACAATTGAGAGAAGTAGAACCGCTCAAGTATCTAATTTCTTAGATTCTATAGATTGAGACTTGACTTTTCCCCCACTTTGTGCTATAATTATATTAGGTATAAAGTGGGGGATTTTTGCGTTAGAAAGGAGCAAATATGGGAATTGTTACTTGCGGAGGATGTGGATTAAAATTTAATAGGAGTGTGGAGGATGCCGAATTCATTAAGAGTAAATGGTATCATACAAATTGTGCGAAGGTAAAGCATGAAAAAATTGCTTTAGACCAGTATATTTGTAAAGTTTTTGGATTAAAGACACCAGGGCCTATGAATAACATACTTATCAAAAAGTATAGAGATGAAATGGGTTATAATTATGATGGAATGTTGAAATCCTTAAAATACTTCTATGAAATTAAAAAACATTCGACAGACAAATCTGAAGAACGAATTGGTATTATACCATATGTCTACACTGATGCTCAAAACTATTTTGAGAGAATTGAAAATCAATCAGAAAGAATTGCGCGTCATGCAATAAAGGAAAAAGAAGTTGGCATAACTGTCAACATCAACAATCAAGAGTCAGCTAAAAAACAAAATAATAAAGATGAATTAGATTCATTGTTTGATGAGGAGTGATTACTATAGCTAAGCGACTTTACGATACCTCAGCGATAATGTATGTTTTAGGCTGTCTAATAAAGAAACCACAGCTTTTAGCAGAGATTGATAAAATTAAACTTACAAAAGACGATTTTGATGATAAGTTTACTAAATCAATATTTTTAGCAATCTACAACCTATACTTGAATGGTGCAAATAGTATTAGTCCCGTTGACATTGAAGCATATCTTAGTCAAAATTCGGCCGCCCATAAAATATTTAAAGATAATAGTGGATTTAACTATTTGAATGATGCTGAAGATTTTGTTTCTGTTGATAACTTTCAATATTACTACAATAGGGTAAAGAAGTTCAGTGCATTAAGAGATTTAGATATTAGTGGATACTCAATTAAAAAAGTTTATGATGAAGATGCAGTCACACTAGAAAAACAAAGACAAATGTTGGAGAACTTTGACAGAATGTCTATCAAAGATATTTTTGATACCATTCTATTAGACTATTCAAGACTTGAAGCAGATTATGTTGGTAAGATGTCCGGCAGTAGAGGCGTTATCTCCGATGGAATGAGAGAACTTCAATCGTCATTGAAGAAAACTCCAGAAGTAGGGTTTCCCCTCCAGGGTGACTATCTCAACACTGTTCTAAGAGGAGCTAGAAAGACAAAATTTTATCTTCGCTCTGGAGCAACTGGCTCAGGAAAAACGAGGCTTATGTTGGGAGACGCTTGTAGTTTGGCATTCCCACTTAGATATAGTAAAAAGCAAAGAGAGTGGGTTCGCGCCGGCTTTGCAGAAAAAGTATTGTTCATCACAACAGAAATGAGTGTTGATGAAATACAAACAATGATTTGGGCATATCTCGCTGATGTTAATGAAGAAAAAATTCTTTTTCATAATTATGAAAATGATGAAGAAGATAGAGTTGATGAAGCGATTAAGATTGCCGAAAAATATAAAGAGAACTTTTATTGGGAGCATATTCCAGACCCAACAATTGAGGGTATTAGTGCTTCCATGAGAAACCAAGTTAGAAATCATAAAATTACTCATGTGTTTTATGATTATATCTTTTCCTCGCCCTCTCTCTTGAGAGAGTTTGAAGGACAGAATATTCGTGAGGACGTTATCCTTGGTATGCTTTCCACTAAGTTAAAAGACCTAGCTAATGAATTAGATGTATTCTTGGAGAGTGGTACTCAGCTTAATAGAAGTTGGGAGCAAGAAGCCAAAACTGGAATTCGTAACCAGAACATGATTCGTGGCTCCACAGCAATCATTGATAAGTGCGATGCTGGATATATTACCCTTCCAGTTATGCAAGGGGAAATAGAAGCTCTGGCCGGCTTAATTCAATCTCAAGGATACAAGAAACCAACTCATGTTACAGATATTTATAAGTTGAGAAGAGGTCGTTACAAGAATGTAAGAATTTGGTCTCTTGTTGATTTGGGAACTTGCCGTATGGAAGACCTATTTGTAACTGATGAAGTATTTAATGAAATCTCTATTCCCGTACTAAAATATCAATATGATGAATGGAATTAATTATGGCTATTAATTTTTACGATGTTAAAAAAGAATTAAGTGTAGAAAATATAATTGAACTTGTCATGTTCTTGGGCGCCGAGTCCTATGAAAATAAAGGCAAGCACATTATTTTTCCTACCATTTGCCATAATCCTAAAAATCACGATAAGAGTATGAAACTATATTACTATCCGGAAACAGGTCTATTTAGATGTTACACGGAATGTAATGAGAGTTTTGATATTTTTGATTTATGGCGCAGAGTTGAAAGATTAGAGGGTAGTGAAAGAACACTTTTTGAAATCGTTGATGATATTTCCAGAAGATTCAATATTGACGTTGATAATTTTGAAAAAACATTAAGGTATCAACAACCATTAGTAAAAATTAATGGAACTCCAGTTTTTGAATACAACGTAATTCCAAATACAACTTTAAACTTCTTTCAAACAAGAAGAATTAAAATGTGGGAGGAAGAAGGAATATCTCCGGAAGCTATTGACAAATATACCATTAAATTCTACACCTCAAAGAACAGAATAGTTATTCCACATTTTGATGTCCACTCTAATTTAATAGGAATTAGAGTTAGAAATATAGAACCTGAAGATTTACTTTATGGCAAATATATGCCAGCCACAGTTGAACAAAAAATGTACTCTCATCCACTATCATTTAATTTATACGGATTAAATGTTAGCAAGGAAAATATAAGTCGAGGTAAAATAGCTTATATTTTTGAAGGAGAGAAGAGTTGCCTTAAAGTAGAAAGCATTTATGGCAAGGACAATTTTAGTGTCGCCACTTGTGGTAGTAATCTTAATAAATTTCAAGTTATGTTGTTGAAAAAGCATTGCAATGTTGAAGAGATAGTTGTGTGTTTTGATAGACAATTTAAGAACCCTGAAGAAGAGGAAAAATACTTCAATAAACTATATGAAATGTGTCAGAAGTATGAATCCTATTGTAAAATGAGTTTTATATTTGATGATGCAAAATTATTGAAATATAAAAACTCTCCAATTGACCAGGGTAAAGACATTTTTGAAAAACTAATATCGGAACGCCGTTTCGTAAGGAAGTAAACATGAAGTATATACTAAAATATAATTTGGATAAGCACGACATAATTCAGGACCTATTATTTAAAAAGGGAGTTAAAAATCCTAATAAGTATATTAATATTGATAAGACAAGTGAAAATAGTCCTGAACTTTTTCCGAATATAAACGAAGCTTGCCAACTCTTAATTCGTCATCTTGAAAAAGGCAGCAAAATCTATTTACAACCCGACAGTGATTTAGACGGTTACATGTCTGCATCTATGTTTTATAATTATGTCAAATTAATCTCTCCCAATACCGAGATTGTGTGGGAGGTTCACACGGGAAAACAGCATGGAATTTTACTTGATAAGATTCCAAAAGATGTCCAGTTAGCAGTATTTCCCGACTCTGCTACCAATAATTTAGAAGAGCATAAGGCTCTAAAAGAACAAGGAATTGATGTTCTTATTTTAGACCACCACGCATCAGACCAAATAAGTCAAGATGCTGTAATTGTTAATAATCAACTTTGTGACTATCCTAACAAATACTTATCTGGTGGCGGAGTTACCTATAAATTTATTCAACAATTGGATAAAATTTTAGGTGTTAATTATAGTCAACAATTTATTGACTTGGCGGCAGTCTCTATCGTTGGAGATATGATGGATTTAAGAGATTATGAGAATAGGTATATTGTTAAGCAAGGTTTATCTAAAATCAATAATTTTGGTTTAAAACGGTTGATTGAACAACAAGCTTATTCAATTGGAGACACATCTAAATTAAACCCAATTGCAATTTCTTTCTATATTGTCCCTTTGGTTAATGCAATGGTTAGAGTTGGAACCGACAGCGAAAAAACACTTTTACTAGAGTCTTTTATCGACGGACAAAGAGTAGTTCCCTCAACTAAGAGAGGAGCAAAGGGAGAGTTTGAAAATGTCGCTACTCAATCAGCAAGAAATTGCGTTAATGCTCGTAATCGTCAAAATAGGTTAAAAGAAAAAGCAATAGAAGAACTTGATTTTAAAATTCAAAAGAATGAACTATTTAGAAATCAATTAATTTTTGTTACTGTTGAGGATAGCGAAAATTTTGATAGCACTTTAACTGGATTAATAGCTATGAATTTTTTAGCGAAGTATAAGAAACCAACAATTGTAGCAAGACTTGACAATAATGGATATTGGAAAGGAAGCGCGCGTGGCAGTAATTCAACTGAACTCAAGGATCTTAAATCATTCTTTGCCGAGAGCAAGTTGTTTAACTTTGTAGAGGGCCATGCGTTCGCATTTGGCTTATCGATACATAAAGATAATGTTGACAAAATTGTCAATTATGCAAATGATAAGTTAAAGGATGTTGAATTTAATGAGAATGTTTACGAAGTTGATATGATATTTTCTAGTAGAGATTCTATTGATGAGGTCATTGAAGAAATTGATTCATTAAAAACAGTTTGGGGACAAGGGGTGGAAGAACCACTTATTGTTGTCGAAGATATTAAATTGGACCCCTCTGATGTATCATTTATTGGGCAAGAAAAAAATACTGTAAAGTTTAACCATAATGGAGTATCATTTGTTAAGTTTAAAGACAATGACTTCGTATCAAAAATTAAAAGTATGAAAGATGGTTTCTCAATTACAGTCTTAGGAAAAGCGAATATGAATGAATGGAATGGTAACTCTACTCCACAATTGATGATATCTGACTATAGGCTACGAGATACCTACTACGATTTTTAAACTTGACAAAAAAGAAAAACTATGGTATAATTATATTATATGGAATTGGAGGTAGTTATGATAGGAATTTATAAAATTCAAAATACTATTAATG